CGGTACCAGAAAATCTGCCCAGCCTTAAGGCCCATCTGCTGATATTTGCGCTGCGGGTAAGGCACATCGGCCAGCAGAATCGCATCGTCTTCGGTCCCGGTGAGGCTGTACTGAATTTCCGTCTTCAGTGTGTCGTCGGTATTCGCCGGGAATCCCCAATTCAGCTCAATACCGAATACCACGTTTTCAGAAGCGATGAAGCCAACCGGCTTCGGCGGATTGCCCACTTTACCCGTCAGCGTTTTCTCTTCTGAATAGCCCCATCCGGATGAAATTTCTGCGGCATTGATTGCGCGCACGCGCACCAGGTAGCGCCCCGCATAAATCCCCGGGACGTCGAATGATGTGGTGGAGCTGCGCGGCACGTTAACCCAGTTCCCGTCGTTGCGGCGCCACTGCGCTTCATAGGCGATAGCGTTCTGCGCCTGGTCCCAGCTCACGCGCATCGTTTCGACGCTGATATTTTGCTGCACCACGGAAAACGAGCTGATCACGATGTTAGCAGGCGGCGACTGGTTACCCGGAGGGATCACACTCACCTGCCGCTGATCGATGATGGCTCCGGTATCGATGCGGGCATATTTATCCGGGTCGTGCCATGCGCCAGTAATCGAGAAAGTGCCATCATCCTTTTCGGAAACGCTGACAACACGATACTGCTGCGCGTAGAGCTCGTCAGATTCAACCACCCAAACAGCTTCGACCTGTGGCGTCTCACTGTATGCCGTGGTGACTGTGACTGATTCCCCGTTTACGGCCTGAATGGTCCTGCTCTGCGACACTCCGGATGGTAAGTTGAGAATAAGGCGATCACCTGCTGCTGCATCTGCCACGCGGTCAAGTTTGATAACCCGACCGTTAACGGCGCTGATGCGGCCGCCCATAACCTTTCCGGAAAGCAGCTCGTCTGCCACGGCTATGATGTACCCCGGCTGCGGAATGTTTCCGTCCAGCCCGACATCAAACGAAACAACGCGATCCTTGTTGTTGGTGAGGATACCCCAGCGCCCCTTTCGGTTCGCCTCTGACTGCCTGGTACAGCCGATGGCTGTCATTTCCAGCTGATTGAAGCCGTATCGCGCCACCAGCGCCTGCTCAAAAACCGGCTCCATCGCGTCGGCATAAGCGTTACCCGGGTCTGACCATGAAACCAGCGCTGTGGTGTAGCGGCTTTTAGTGGTGCTGCTCGAATAGGTGAAGCGACCGCCAACAACATTAGCGCGCGTGTAGCTGTAATCAACATCGCGCGGCATGTCAGCCAGGGCCACAATCTGATCCCCGCCCCAATAGGTCATGCCACGGAAGATAGCAGCAAAATCACGCAGGACTGTGTAGGCGTCGTTCCGGTCCTGAATGTACACGTTGCAGGTATAACGTGGTTCGGTACCGTTGCCCCCTTTGCCATCTGGTACCATCTGATCACAATACTGGGCAACCTGATAAAGCGTCCATTTATCAATATTCGCAGCGGTCAAACGGTGCCCGAGGCCGAACCGGTCAGAAACAACCAGATCGTAAAAAATCCACGCAGGGTTATCCGTCCATGCCCACTTAAACGCACCGGTCCATGTACTGCTATAAGTGCGGGTTTCAGGGTCGTAGGTATCAGGCACGCGGATAACACGTCCACGTGGCTCGCAGGAGATCTGCGGGATAGAGCCGTTAAACTGGCTGGAATCGAATTCGATGTAGAGTAGCGCTGTGTTGGGGTAGCGTAACTTGGCATCAATCACCTCAGTGAAGCTCTGTAGCGTCATCGTGTCGCCGATCTTCGCGCTGTTGGCATCAGAGGTAATCTTACGCAGACGTATTGTCCAGGTGCTGCCAGCCTGCGGTAAATCGATACGGTGGCTGCGCTCATAACCAGACGTCGTTTTGCCGGTCACGCTGGTATTGAGTACCGTCTGCCATGTGCCGCCGTCCGTCTGCAGGTCAATCGCATAATTGACCGAGTAACCCACCAGATCGCCGTCGTCCTCCTGTTTGAAAAGCGATGGCCATTTCAGACGCAGGCGAACTGCTGAAAGCTGCGTATTGGTAAACGTGCGGGTCCAGGCTGTGGCGCTTGATATCTCAGTTCCTACGCTGATTTCGTTTTCGGTACCGGGAATACCCTGAATATATTTTTGCGCCTGCGTTCCCGCGCGAAACTCCCACGTCACGCCGCTGAAGTTTTGGGAGCCGTCAGCATTTTCCAGGGCCGTTCCGTCCAGGTAGATATCTTTTCCGGTTAGCTGCCCTGCAAACTCCCCTTCCCCAAGCGCAACAAGGATTTTTGCCTTCGCTACAGATTGCAGATCATCAGGCTGTTCGGTAGGGGTTCGGGAACTTGAGCTGCCGCCCTTGCGGCCCTTTAAAACTTTTTCTGTAGCCATATTGCGCCCATAAAAAAAGCCACCCGGAGGTGGCCAGAAAAAAGGTTAGTTATCTACTGCTGATCTTCGACATAAATTCCGGCAGAAATAATCGCTCCGCCTATCCGCCGGCGGCCATATAGGAGCGGTACTGGATAGCCTTGCGCCGCGGTGTTTGTTACACCACCGAATGCGTAGGAGGCGCGGTTATCTGCGCTTTGTTTGCTTGCCAGACCTGCAGGTTGAGGAGATAGCATTTGGACAACACCTCCCAGCATCATGGCTGCACCGAATTTCGCAGCCCCGTACCCCACCGCTGATAGAGTGCCGCCTGAGAAATAGCCAATGGCTACCCCAACAACGACGAGCACGGCACCAAGAATTGTCTGTAATACCCCGGCTTTTTTACTTCCGATTACCACCGGGACAATTCGAATAACTTCACCGGTTACCGGAAAACCAAAATCATCCTTTCCGATATTTTTTTTATCTTTAAAGACGGCGTAAGTCAGGCCCCTTGATTTGCTGGTGATCAGGAATTTCTCAAGCCCGTTTATAGTTTTTGTAAGAGAGTTGATCGCCTCAGCGGTTGTGCGTATTAATCGATGGTGAACCTTTCCATAGGTTTTACCCAAAACACCGCCGAGTTCGATTCGGGTCATGACCTCTGACATTTTATTTCTCCATAAAAAAGCCACCCGAAGGTGGCTTAGCTTATTTTTAACTTTTCAAAGGCATGATCTGGCAGCCGTAGCCCAGTGATCGTTCCATCCTTTCGCGACGGCGTAAACTTTAACATCGCTTCCGCCTGCTTCTGATTTATCGATATTCACCACTGAAAGGGCCCCGAAAATATCGTCTGATGCTGTTATTTTGTAACCTGACTCAGTTGGTATGCTGGAACTTGAAGATCGAAGCTCCACCCATTTAGGGGCCAGGCATCTGTTAACCTGATCTGCGCTCTTTGACGTGTGCTCAGAAAGAATAGGCTTTTGTGATTCGAGGGAGTTTACAGAGCAGCCAGCCAAACCAATAACTAGCACCAAGAATAGCTTTTTCATTTTCATGCTCCTTTGAAATTTCGTAAAGGTTAGCATAGAGATCTGTGACGTAGAATCTTCATCGTCCTTTCCTGCCAGTAGCCACCATACGGCACGCGCTGGCTCAGATGTCCGTACAGGTGGTGCAGCAGCATATTTCCCTCCAGCAGTATCCCAGCGTGATTCCACTTATCAGCCTGGACCTGCATGATCACCATATCGCCGGGTTTCGGTGGCCCGTCGAATTCCCGGAAACCGCACTCGTACCAGCAATCCTGATAGAAGTTGTCCGGATAGTCGTTTTCCCACCAGGGATAATCCACCCGGTAATCATGGAGCTCGATACCGTGCGTTTGCCGGAAATAGCTCATTACCAGCCCCCAGCAGTCGAAGTGTCCAAGCACAAACGGACGCTCCAGCAGCGGCAGTTCTCCGCGCGGCTGGATAGTGCGTAAATCCCCCTCCGGCCAGCTCACAATATGCCAGGGTAAAAGCGTTGCGTCGCATTGCGCTTTATCCAGTTCGCTCGGTTGCGTTGTGGCGTCAGGGTGACTGTGAACGATGGCGATCACCGTTCCCCAGTCCTCAGCAGCTACGTAGTCTTCGGGGCAAAGGACAAAATTGTCCTCCGGCGCCGCGGCAAGATTCCGGCACGGGAAATAACGTTCAACGCGGCTTTTCTGCGCCACCACGCCGCAACACTCTCGAGGATATTCAGCGGCAGCATGCGCCATAATCGCATTGATGGTCTTCTGACGCATATCAACTCCTGATCAAAGACGTGCCCGGGAAGCCACCAAACGAGAGTTCGTTATTTTCGCCGAATCGGAGTTTGCAGGCCGTCAGCGTGCCGTTGCATTCATCCAGCGACGGATCGCTCACAGGGTTGTTGTTTTTATCGAAATAGCGGGTTCCGGCATAGTCGCAGCCGTCGCCGGTGCGATATTTATTCCGGATGCACCAGGTACACAGGGAGTGAAGCTGTCGCGTCGGGATCATTTGCCCCTGCAGGTCCATCGGGCTGGACAGAACAAATTCAACGGTTTCACCGGCAAGCTCGCCCGTTTTCCCGTCGATATACCAGACCTGCAGCTTTTCCTGAGTCGGGTCTGCTGTGGGGTTGCCGTCCGCGAAATTTCTGGCATCGAGATATTTCTCTTTTGTGTCGTGAATAGTGACTTTCGCCTGCAGCAGATCGTCATAGGCAAGACACAGGGCAGAAATGGAGCTTTCGATGTTCGCAACCGTCAGTGATGGCGTTGCATTGCTCCCACTGGTTGATTTCTCCAGGCCTTCCAGCTGATACGGCCAGGCGGCGTATTCATTTCCCTGCCACCAGATTGGTTTCGCCGGAAGCTTGGACTCATCCCCACCAGCGGCGATGATTTCCGCTTCCGTGTGGGGAATGCGGTAATTGTGAAAGCGGAGAACGTCCGTTAGCCCAAAGGAAGAACCGTCCACCTCAATCAGACGAACATCGTTTCCGGATTCAAGCTTCTGATAGTCTGCGTTTAAGCTCATGGTTTAAATGCCTGGATGAATGTTGCTTCAAGGTTGAATTTCCCCGCACCCAGCCCGGTGGGTTTATACGTTTCGCAACGATACAAACCCAAGGGCTCTAGCGGCGGCTTCCACTGAAAGGCTTTCGTTCCTTCATGCCTGTCGAGAAAAGACTTAATGGCAGAAATGTAGGTTTCGTTGCCAGTGAAGTTAAGCGTCCACTGCTGAGTTCTGGTGTTCAATCCATCTCCTGAAACCTGCTCATATCCATCGCCAAACTGGGCTTTCCTGACGCGGAAACTTGTATCAGCCTCCGCGTTAATCCGTGGGCACCAGGTGAAAGTTTCAATGGCCATAATTATCGCGTTCCTTTCATTGCGTTCCAGATGTCGCCGCCGGGACGAATGTCACGCATCACATTTTGCTTATAACGTCGATCAACAAATTCCCCGACCTCGGCACCAAATTGCTCAAGGCCTGGCGAGGCCTGTGTTTGAGTGTTGCCGTTGCCATCGATGGTGATATAAACCTGTGGCGCCGAAGATACAGACTGACCTCCGCCACCTCCGACCGCACGAACGCCCAGCGAACCATCAGCGGCGCGCGTAAGCGGCATAATGGCTTCCGGACCAGCCTCGGCAAAAACCCCTGCGCCTTTGGCAAAAGCAAACAGCTGAGGCGTCTGGAAAACGCCATTGCTGTAAGCGCTCAGGGACGGAGAGTCGTAAACATTACCCTTCGCATTAAATGTGAAGTTCGCGCCAGCATTCTGAATAGCGGTACCGCTGCTGGCGGTTGCGGCTGA